ACCAAATGTTGATTGCTTATCGCCCTGAACTTGAAAATCCGCCGCGTGAAGGAGGGTTTGGCGTGATCACCAATGCCGGGATTCTTCAACTTACTCCTGGCGTCAATGCAGACGTGCCTGAGTCCAAGTGGGCTGAAGCTCGTCAAAATCGAATGGTGAAGCGTTTGATGGCCATTGGTGCCATTGAAGAAATGAAGGACATGCCCACTGTGCAAGAGATTCCACAAAGCGTGGAAACACTTTCTCAACTTGCGCAGCGTGATGCTCTAAGCATGATTGAAATTATGCACGACGTAGAGCAGCTTTCTGATTGGAAGAAAATCGAAGGACGTGTCCGCATTCGTAATGCCATTGCCCGTCGTATTGAGGCCATTCGCATTGGGAAGGCTTGATCATGGCTGTCACCTATGCAAATTTCCTTGAGCGGTTTCCTGAATTTACTCCCCATCCATCGGGAATTGTAAATGGAGCCATCTCAGAAGCGTCGGCGGATGTGGGTGCTGACACGTTTGGTAGCCAAACTGATCGTGCCATTAAGCATCTTGCAGCTCATATTATTGCCATTCAGCTCACCCAGATGGGCATTCAAATCGGTGCCACGGAAGGTAAGGTGTATGGCAAAGGACTTGAGGCCACTCAATACGGCCAAGAGTTCAAACGAATGATTGAAACCGTCGCTGGTGCTTCTTCTATTGGTTTCGTTGCATGATTAACGGCCTTGCTCCTCTTGCTAATGCCACCTTGGTCTGGCAAGTGGCGTCTGGTTATGCCATGGATAGCGAAACTGGCAATTATGTGGGCTTGTCTTCAGGCGTTACATACTATGCCATGTTGAAGCAGAAGAATAATCCTCGCTTTGATTATTTGCTTGGTGCTGATAATACTGCCGTTTATATGGAAGGAAGACTGACTGGTCCATTGGCTTTGTCTGGTATTTCTCCTGGCAGTTCTGCAGCAGCAACAATCAATGGAAGGGAAGGACGGTTTGAACTTCTGCCAAATGAACAACTTGTGGATCATTATTGGCAATTTCTAGGCGCTCCCATACGAGGAATTTTTAGACTTGTTGGCAAAGGAAGCGTTCAGAATGTATGACTTGATTCAAGACGTTTGGGCATTCAATGCCTTTCCAGAACTGTCCAAGCATACTTCGTCTTGACGTTTAACCATTCTCTCCATTGAGGACTTTCTCATGCTCTACCACCCCACTGAACTGGTTAAGAGCCAAGACGTTATTGTGCGTGTTGGCTCTGTAGCCTTGGCGTCGGGCCGTCCAGTGATCACTCAAAGCGGCGCTACATTCACTGTAAGCGGCGCTCCGACGCTTTATACGCTGCAAGCAGCCACCACGGCTTCCGTAGCCTTCAACGACGGCAACACTGAATTCTACCTGCTTGGTGGTGGTGGTTTTGCTGATAGCGTGGTTGTCACCTCGCAAGCTACGGCTTCCATCACTTCCTACTTCCAGAAGGACGTGGATGGTACGGTGTTCATCCCCAATAGCTTTGATGAAGCATTCCAAGTGATTTCCGAAGCGCGTTATGACAAGGACGCTGAAGTGTATGTGGAAATCAATAAGCAATTGGGAGTGAGCGGCACCACCTATTACTATGATCGCGTGGCTTTCGTGAGCCGCGTGATGAACTACAACGAGAGCTATCCTGCGGACAATCTTGTGGAAGTCACGTTTGATTTGATGAGTCGTGGTCGCATTGGCATCCACCAAAATGCCGAAAATACTGGCAGCATCATTCCAAGTGCTCCTAACTAATAGCTTTTCCCATTGATTCTTGCTAGCCTCTCCATACGGGGAGGCTTTTTATTGTGGACATTTCCCAACTTCGTGAAACAATTGTTGAGCTTTTAACGGCTCCACCAAATTTAATTGGCTCTTACACGCTGCCAAACGATCAAATCATTCCTGCAGTTTATGTGTCTGGAAGGCAAGGCGTGCCTTCGGAATGGAAAGTAGAAGGGATGGAAGTAGTGCTACAAGAATTTCCTCGCCTTAACCCTCGTCCGGGAGTGGGCACTTTTCAGCAACGTAAGGAATGGGCCATCACTTTAGTGGATTATTTGCCGGCCTCTAATTCACTATCGCTTGCCGCCGAACGTATTAGCAGACGCTTCCCCGATGCAAGGTTTTCATTTACGCCAGAAACTGATATTGTTTATGGTCAGTATAGAATTGTTATTCCTGACTTGGAGATTGGCAGGCTTATACGATGAAGCTTTTGAAAAGCGATTGTGGCAATGCCTGGCTTTTTGATTGCCAAATAAAAGATGGATGGATTGAAACGGGACTTGCTTGTTTTTTGCCATTGCCATCGGACATCCTCGTTTTTACAATTAAGGGCAAAGTTTATACAGCCTCTGCGCCTCCAAAGGCGATGAACAAGGCGGGAGCAGTCAGGATTGTCAATGCTAGACTTCCGTTGTTTGACTAATGGCAATGAGCAAGTATTCTGATTTTTTCTTGATTGGCAGCCCTGAATACTTTGAGCTTAATGACAAGCTTCGTTTGCGCTGTTATGGAAGCTGGCTGGCAGAGGAAGTATGGTGCCGCGAAAAACAAAATAAGAAAAGGGCTCGGTTCACCTTGGAAGTGATTAAGCTTGCACGGAAAGTGGCAAAGGTGAAGGGCATTAGTGAAGATGAAGCTTTTGTGCTTTTGCAAAGCGGAGACGAAGAACGCAGCGAGCTTTTTGCTGAATTCAATGAGGAAGTGGACCGCTTAATGACCCTTTCTCCATCGTCTCAAGATCAAAGTGAAGAGCTTGTGACTATCTTCTTCAAAAACAGAGGAGAAGTGCTGGAAGGGAAGAAATGGATTGCCACCGACGATTGGTCTAAAGAAGACACGCAAAAACTGCCATCAGCCTTGATGGAAGCCGTAGAAAAATTTATTGCAAAAGAAGATGGCATTGAAGAGCCTGCTGAGCAGGAGGATGAGGACGCCCCAAAGTAAGCATTATTGTTCGCGCTGAAGAAAGCTGCGAGCGTGCTCTTAGTAATTCCACTGACTGGTCCGAGCTATATGCGCAATTAGTCCACCTAAGAGTTACGGACCCGTTGTTCCATGCTGAGCGCTTTCATAAAGTGCCAATTAAATTTTTACAAGCAATTAGTAACACGCTAATTGAACAAAAACAGCAATCAACTAATGCTGATAGTATTGCCGTTGCAAAACTGTCTTGCTTGGTTTATAGTGCATTAAGCAGCAAAAAGAACGCCCCTCCCATTGAATCATTCCTGCCTTTCGATAAATCTTTTTCGTCTTCAGGCTTGAAGGAATCAACGATAGAAGCAATTAAGTGGGCTGTTAAGAATCAACCACTGCCGCCCGCCATTGTAGGCATGATTGGCCCTGAATTAGCCTAGACTAGGCAATATAATCGTTTTAACCATGAGCGTTTCAGACGGTATCTCTAACCGCTTGATCACGCTTGAGCGTGCTTTTGGGCGAGTGTTTGAAAGTGCAATGGATTGGGCTGAGGAAGATTTCAAAAACGAAATTACGGCGGAAAAATGGCGATGGCCAAATAATACAAAAAGGCAAAACGGACAGACCGCTAAATCTCCACGAGACATCGTTGATCTTGGTGGACTATTGCGAAGCCAAAAAAGAGAAGACTTTGGGCAGGAAAAAACAGTGTTTACTTGGCGCGGAGAAGATAGAGGCGGAGGCGATAGGGCATATGCCTTGGAGGTTCACGATGGTTACGTGTCTAAAGGAGGGAGCAGAATGCCCGCTAGGCCATTCACTGATAATGCCATAATGAGACTGCCAGATGTGGTGGATCAGCTTTTAACAATGGAGGTGAGAAGTAATGGCTGAATTAAGGCTTGAGATTTCTGCTGATTCATTAGGAGCGGAAAATAGTATTAAGCGGCTTCGCGCTGAAATCAGGAAAGTAACAGATGCTTTTGAAAAAGCAGAAATCGGTTCCCAAGACTTTATTGACGCAGCTTCAGACTTAAGTGTTCTCGATCGGGGACTTAAAGCTTCTCGCAATGCTGTTGTTGACCTAGAGAAAGCATATAAGGATTTGGGAAGAGCCGTTGATGATATGCAAAAAATCCATGATAGAGCGCTCAAGGCAGGAGAAAAGCATCACAGAAGCATTCTTGATCTTGCCGAAGAAAGCTTCAAAAGGGAAGACTCAATACGAGATAAAAACTACAAAGCTGAACTAGATGATTGGGACAGAAGGCTTAATGCTGCAGTTGCAGCAAGGAAGAAAATTGATGAGCAACAAAAGGCCATCATGGAATTTCGCGCTGGCATGGGAGCCAGGGGCGCTATTCCTGGCATTGCAAGTCCAATTGAAGGAGGCATAAACATTCCAGGTAGCCCATCTTATGCAGAGTTGGGATCATTAAATCGCCTTCGCAAAGAACTTCAAGATTTACAAGCAGAGGCTTCACGGGTTAAGCCTAGCTCGCAAGAATGGGCTGGTTTTCAGCAGCAAATTGCTTCCATTCAAACAGAACTTAGAAAGGCCGATCAAGCAGCAGAAGCAATTCAATTAAGAGAAGATCTTGGCGCATTTGGCAAAAATAGTCTTAATGCGATGCAGGCAAAATTAAGACTGTTAAAAATTGAAGCTAATAATATCACTCCAGACGTACCCGCATGGAAAGCCTTAAACAAAGAAATCCAAGCATTAGAAAAAGGCATTCAGAAAGTAAACCGCAAGCCTTTAACAATGGGGCAACGCGCTGGAGCAGCAGGCGGGGCTTTTCTTTATGGAGGCGGACTTGGCGGTGGCGTAGGTAGCGCAGTTGGCGGCATTGCAGGCGGTCTCATGCGAGGCGTGCCTGGGGCTTTCGCTGGTGCAGCGATTGGGCAAGTAGTTGATAACCTTGGCGCCGCATTGGCAGGCATCACTTCTGAGGCTGCTGCAGTGATGCAAATGCAACGCGGTCTTGCTATGGCATCAGTGGATGCAAAAGATTTTGCTGAAGCACAATCAACCGTAGCAAGCATGAGCGAACGATTGCTCATGCCACTTGAGCAAACCACACGCCTTTTCGCTCAATTGCGAGTGAATACCAAGCAATACAATTTGTCGGTTCAAGATACTGCCAAGATCATGGAAGGCACTGCCTTGGCCATCATGGCTACAGGCGGAAGCTCTGAAGATTTGGAAGGCGCCATGCGAGCCGTTGTTCAAATTATGAGCAAAGGTGGAGTGCAGGCAGAAGAACTAAGAGGGCAGTTGGGGGAAAGATTCCCTGGGGCTGTTGTGAAATTTGCGCAGGCGAATAAGCTTAGCTTTGAAGAACTACAACAAGGGCTTGAGCAGGGGCAGATTGGAATTAAAGAGTTTGTTGCATTTGCAGAAAAAAATTATGATGATTATGCGGAATTTAGCAAACAATTGGCGACTGCTCCAGAATTTGCCGGCAAGCGATTGCAAATTGCACTGGAGGGTTTAGGGAGAGAAGTTGGAAACTTATTTGCCCCCATTGGCGCAGAAATTCAAAACACTTTTGCTGATATTGTAAAAACGGTTTCTAATTTCGTCAAAGAAAACCGTGGCTTCTTGAAGCAGATGATTTCAGACTTTGCAAGTATTATTGGACCAATCGCAAAAGTTTTTGGACAATTATTAGGCGTGCTTGCAAAATTTGCAGTGGAAGTGGGCAAGGTGTTTCAAGGATTATTTTCTATGATTCGCCAATCAGTTGGGATGGCCACAATTGGCGAAGCTAAGGCTCGTCTTGATAGAGCAAGAGCTGCCACTGCAGGCAGGGAAAAGCCAAAAGGAAACGTAAGAGGAGGAGGCCCGTGGCGCGAGCTTTCGCAAGCAGAAGCGCAGTTCAAGGCCCTTGGAGGGGAAGCTGCATGGAAAAAAGCTAATGCTCCTGTTGGTCCAACTAATTTAACCTTTGGAGGTGTTGGCGCAGGAATGTCGCTAGAAAGAACCCCCAAGGATACATCCAGTAAAGAACGAACAAAAGAAGCCAGCAACTTGAACAGGCTCATTCAAGAAGAATTAGAGCTGCAAAATCGCCTTGGGAATATAGGGAAAGACGAGCTTAGTCAAATTGAAGCAAAGTTTCAGCTTGCCAAAGAAATTTTGGCGCTCACAGTCAAAGACCTCCGTCAAACACAAACTGGCCAAGTTTTAACTCAGTCTCTTACCAATGCAACATTGGAATATAAGGTGACAGTAGCTGAACTTAATGAAGAATGGGATGTTGCAACTGGTAAAATAGCCGACATTGGCAAGCAAGCCGAAAAACTAAGACAAGCGATTGAGCGTCAAGGAGACAGAGAAGAAACTCCATTCCAAAAAGCTCTGTTTGCAATTGAAGAGCAAGCAACCAGAGATATTGAAGTGATTGATGAATTATTGGGTAAGCTTAAAGAGCGTGGTGCTTTTCGTCCCGAGACATTAGCCGCTCGCGCTGCTCTTGGTGATGCGAGGGCTCTCGTCACTGGACGCACGCCAGAAGAGAAACGAGAGCGTGCCAGCAAAGAAGTAACAAAAACAATCACCGAAGATTTGAAAAAACAATTATTTACCTTGCAAAATACAGGCACATCTTTCAGCACTTTAGACAAAATTATTCAGGATCTTGGTGATACCTGGAATGAACTTTCACCAAACATTCAAGCCGATTTAGCAAACTTAGCTAATCAAGTGGATGCAGCAAAGCCATTCGCTGAAATCGCCAATGCAATTCGCGAATCACGAGAAGAGCTTGAAAGAATGTCAAGCGCAAGTGGTTTGGCGATTTTTACTGCTTCTACCATTAGCAATGCTTTTGGCAATGCTTTCAAAGGCTTAATCACTGGTAGCATGACTGCCCAAGAGGCTCTTGGTAATATGTTCCAGAGCATTGCTGATAGCTTCGCCGATATGGTGGCGCAAATGATTGCTGAATGGATGAAGATGCAGGTTTTGGGAATTATTAAAGCAATCCTTGGCCCTATAGCAGGTGGATTTTCGTTCGGCGGCAGTAGTGGCGGCTTTGGTCTGTCTGATTTTCAAATGCCTAGCTACATGAGCGGTGTTTCTATTCCCACTGGAAGCTTTGCCTCTGGCGGGATTGTCACAGGCCCCACGCTTGGTCTCGTTGGAGAAGGCCGTTACAATGAGGCTATTGTGCCATTGCCTGATGGGAAAAGCATTCCCGTGGAGTTGAACACAAGTATGTTCAATGCCACTGATCAGTTTGCTGCAAACAGGGCTGCAATGAATGGATCAATGGCTGCTCAATCTGCTGCCAGCCCATTTGAAGCCAACAGGCAAGCAATGATGACAGCTCAATCTGCTATTGCTAGCAAAGATGCAGAACGCACTGTTGACAAGGTGATTTCTGCCTCCATGCAGCCAATGAAGATTAACTACGAAACGCAAGTGATCAATAACGTAGAATACGTCACTTCGGAACAGTTCCAGCGTGGCATGAATCAAGCAGCGGAAAAAGGAAGGGCTCTTACCATGGGTGCATTAAAAAATAGCGTAAAAGCAAGACGCCAAATTGGTATTTAACCATGACAATTGCTATTTGCAATTACATTCGCTTCAAAACTTTCGAAGGTCGTTATGTTAGCGGCTATGATTTCCAGAATTTTTCAATCAATGAAAGCAGGGTGAGGAATGGCATTTCTTATATGTTTGCCCCTTTCGCTGTGACAAGTGGGGCTGGAGCAAAAGGAGGCGACCGGAGTGAAGCCGCAATTGTTGCACCAAGTTATCAATTGGCTATAGATTTATTCATTCAAGCATCAATGAGTAATTATTTTTGTGAAATCACGACTGTTTTGCTAGATCCACAATCGTTTAATGATTCTCAAGAAATCACGCAAGAAACATGGATTTGTTCTAGGCCAGAATTTAATGCGGAGCGGTCAGTCCTTCAATTGTCTTCCCCATTGGATGCTGTAGACGCACAAGTGCCAAAACGTGCGCTAAGTAGCGTTTTAGTTGGTAGCATACCTTCAACGGGCTCGCTGT